GTTTTTCTTCGTAGAGATAGTATTCGTCTACTTTATCGACAATCTTGACACCAGTCTTTGGATCTTTTTTGTATTTTATGTCACGTATTTTTCTGATCTTTGTTGAATCGATGTGACGAATTTCTTGTATGCCTTTCTTGAGGTCTTTTTCGTTTACCAATAGATGATGAACCACTCTTCCATCGACATACCAAGAACGGAATATATCATGACCCATGTCGTTGAACTTTAACAGGGAAACAATATTTTTAAATTCTTCTTCTATCTGCCCTTTGATTTTTTTGGAGATATCAATATCATCTAGTTTGATTCTAACAGAAGATTCTGCATCGGAAGTTACAATAGACTCATTGACAATCTCTTCAATTGCCATGTCTACTTCAGGATTCATAGCGACCCCACGATAACGTGTGATTAATTGTACGTTATCTTTTGCATCAGCACCGTCCATGTTGACGTACTGACCATAGTGTCCAGCGCCACTAGAAACATATCCCGGCCCATCGGCGTCTGTTGGAGGCACAACAGAGGGACTAAGTTTGGCTTCTTCCTTAGTCTTTGATGCCCTGTTGATTTCAAACCCAAACAGTTTGAATAGGGTGTTGTTGTTCTCGGCCATATAAATTCCTATTTAAATAATAACAAGGGTGCCCGTAGACACCCTGTTATTTAGTCGAGCGTTAACTCGTTGTGTTGCTCTCCCAGTACTGGTATGTAAAGGTGACATCGAAAGTTTCTACTTCCGCACCCTGATCATACGAAAGTCCAATCTCACTAACTGTTGTAGGGAATGCACCACGAATGTTATACCGTTTGATGACCTTCTCATCACGATCTAATTGATCTATGATAAGGTCTGTCTGGTAGTCTACTGGATTGATGATTCCGGTATTGGCACTGTGACCGTTAATACCATTCATCCATCTCTCCATTGCGTCACGAATTTCGAACCCAGTGTCATTCAGAATGGTCACTGTCCAAGGTTCGAAAGAACGATCTCCCGCAACATTCAGAACTCTTCCCCTGAATGGAACGGGTGTCGCCTCAACGACTGATTGAGGCAGCTGAGCAGCTCTACACATGAAAGACGTAAGTTCTACGTCTCCACCTGCATATGCTGGGAAGTTGATAGTCGCCTTAAATAAATTAGGACGAGCACCACCACCTTTCAGCTTTGCTTTAAAGTCATCGACTCCTAAAATTGCCATTTATATTCTCCTTGGTGTTACGCCAGTCCTACTACTTCTTCGAAGTCGACACCAGTTCTAACCGCTACGAAACTCAAGGTTACGTAGTTGATAGATCGTGCGGGCTTAACGAAGATGTCAGCAACAAACTGATTAGTGTCAATCACCTGTGACGTATTGTTTGTCTCATCGCAGACAACACGGAAGTCGGTGATACCTCTTCGACCCTTGATCTCTCTCAAGAAAGGTTCGACAATGTTAACGAATTCTGCACGGGTAAACTCATCATTGAACTCGAACATAACATTCTCTGCAGCAATCTTAATCGCACGTTCCATAACGAGGAACAAACGACGTACGTTGATGCGGTCAAATGCAGATGGTCGTGACAAGTGAGTCTTATCTCCGAACAACAATACTCCCTGACCAGGCAAGTTAACTACGGGGTTTACACCAGCCTTGTACAACGTGTCACGTTGTGACTTCGTTGGGTTGTAGGCGAGTGAAGATACTCCGAAGTACTGACCACGTCGACTACCAGCAGGCGAGAACCAAGGTGCAGCAACAAAGTCTGTTGATGCCATCAAACCAGCCGTACCACTTGCAGCAGGAATAAACACATACTCATCGTTATACTTATCGTATACTTTGAGGAAGTTATTATCCAACACGAGGTAAGATGAGTTTGGTAGAGTTGCAGAAAACTCAGCAACATCGTCAACAACCGTACCTACGTTTTGCTTACCAACTACGTCTTCACGTGCGGGAGAAGCAACTACTACACAGTCCTTACGTGTACGTGCAGTCAATTCAAGATCGTCAATGATAGTCTTTTGATCTGTTTCTGTCGCCATGCTCGGAGCGATCAACATGTCGACCTGAACGTCATCTGCGTTTTCGAATACGTCATATCCGGCTAACAGTTCAGTGGTTCCAAGAGCAACATTTGGTTGCTTACCACCTTCAAAACGAGTTACAACTTCGTCCTGTACTGATACTGCGAGATCCGTTCCTAACCAATCGGCCGCATCTTTTGTGAGATCGATGTTTGCATTCAAACTATTGATCCAGATGTATGACGATTTGTTGTTGATGACATCTTTGATACTAATGCTTGTACCGTCAGCAGCTTTAGCATCTTTTGTTAACGACAAGAAAGGCCACGTTTCTAGTACCGTGCCGGGAGTTCCTGAGAACTTACCACCAGCATCGACTACTACTAGGTGAACTTCATCGTGCGCTTTTGCTCCAGTTGCACTACGTGCTTCTGTCCAGCTTGAGGTGTTTGGTGCACCGTCAAAGTACTCTTTGTATCCCCAATTAACAAATGCACTGTCTGCAACGGTTGCATCACCACCGTCACCGGCGAGACCAGACCAAGGTACATAAGAAATTGAAAGTGAGTTACCTGCCAAGCCTGGATACTTAGCGATAAAGCGAGCGTTGGATCGTAGTGACGCATTGTCCTCTTCCCAATCGGCTAAATTTTTAACCAAAAGTTCTTGAGAGTTTGAAGCCAATTCTGTAGCGTCAGAGTCCTGTGCATTTTTGTGCAGAGAGGTACTGACCGCTCGACTGACTTGTAGCGACGATGAGTATTTTAAGAAATTGGCAGCAGACAGAAAATCTATGTTATTACTGTCGGCCACAAGCGAGGGGGAACCGAACCGTGCAGCTAATTCACCTTCGTTACCGACAAGTGTAGCTTGCTCTGCTGGGCCCCAATTAAAATCGCCAGCAATCGCACCAGTAGAAGAAGTAACCGCAGGCACAATACCTGATAGATCAACTTCTCTGACCGTGACTGCCGGAGACTCAGATGGTTGGAATGCCATAATCGTGTCCTTTTTTCGTTAACATGAATAAGATTTCATCATAAGAAGTTCAATGTATTTATTTATACATAATGAACTTCTAGCGATACCACGTAACGAGTACTATACGATGGCCTTGTTCGACTTGTGTAACTGCGTGTTTTGTCATCGCATCGTATATAAGGGTTTCACCTGGCTTTAATTTGGGAGAACAAATAATCTCATCTACTTTGTGCAATGCTTGAACTCCGTCCGTGCCTCGAACATGATGTCCTTCTTTTACAGGCAGAGCATAATATCGATCCCATACTAAAGTTTCGCCTCCAATCAAATCTGGAGACTCTTCAATCATAGTAATTAGAGTTTTTTGTACTTTGTTTGGATTGTCTACGTGTGAACGAGTAAATGAATATTTTGGATATTTGAGAAAATAACAAGCATCCAACGTTTTATTGTGTCGTGTTCCCCTTTTAATTATTTTTTTAAAGGCGGGAACGTTCCACTCTTTACTTGGTACATTGTATTTAACACAGTCATATAATGAATGGTCTCTTGCACATAGAACTTCATCACATCTACTGAGTAAATCTTTTAATTCCGCAACATCGTTTTCATCCAAAAAATTTTCTACGGAAAAGTTCTTCCACCAAGTCACCACTCGTTCCTTTCCCAGTCTGGTTCGAAAGGAATGTGCCACCCATGATCCTTCATGGTCTCTTCGGCTTCTAGTTGATCGATTACATCCGAAGCGTCATCGTGCCATCCAAACGGAACCATATCGTTTTCAATCTCTTCCATTCGTTGTTGGAACAACATCTGTTTTACGTTGATGTCAGTGAGTTCCGCAAAATAATTGCCTGTTGCAAAGTATCCAAACATGACTAAATTCATCATAAGGTCGTCGTGGTTTCCGTCTGAAGCCTCGTATGATGTACCTTTAGAAACAAAGGTCGATATTTCTAAGATTGTATTTTCGTCACAGACTTCTAGTTTGCCTGCTTCTAATAAATCTTTAATACCAGAACATCCAAGTCGTTTAGTCTTCCGTGTAATCTCGATACCCATCCTATTCTTAGATACAGATTCCACGTGCATGTTTTCATATTCCAAGTCCAGATACAAACCATTACATACAACTGTACCCTGATCATTCGACTCAATTACCACGTATGCTTGATTGTAGACTTTCGCATACTTATAGATAATTGTAGGAAAGAGCAAGGGCGAGATAGTGTTACAGCGATACACAGCTACCTGTTTAAAAGGTCTCTCGCTAATGTCGATGATATTGAATGTAGAATAGTCCTGTCCTCTTCCTTTCGACACGTCTACGGTCATGATGTATTCGTGTTTGTCTTGTGTTTGTTCGTATATTAGGAGATTGCCTCCTTCTAGGTACGAGATGGGATTCTTTGACCTGAGAGACATTAAAGTCTCTGCATTGATTAGTGTGTCTCCCGTACCAAAAAAGGTGTTACCAAATTCCTGATCGAACTGAAGTTGACTCGTGTTGTTGACCGTCTGTTCTTTCCATGCTTCGTCTCGGCCAGGCACGTCGTACCAGTCTACCCTAAATGGTTTGAATTCATTTACACCCTGATTCGCACCCTCCCATATTTTGTGGAAGGTGTTTCCGATTCCGTTAGCGGTAGATGTGATGATTACTTTAGTGTCAATACCAGACGAAATTACTGGATAGGTTGATGTATAGAACTCGTTAGCTCGTTCAACAAAAGCAAACTCATCGAGATAGAGTAGATTAACAGACATACCCCGAATAGAAGAACCACCAGTAGCAGCAGCAACGATGCGACTATTGTTAGAAAACTCGATAGAACCTTTATTGAGAGTCTTGCAGCCTGGTTGCAAAAAGAAAGGAAGATTTTCCAACATGAGTGTAATGCGTCCAAGCATTTCTCTTGAGGTGGAACCTTTGTTCGCCAATACTGCGATGGTTTTTTCTGGGTGAAAGATTGCGTACCAGAGTAAGTAGGCGACAGATGAAATAGATTTGCCGCTCTGTCGACAAGCCAATACAATATTAAAACGGTTACGGTTAAACTCTTCGAACATCCTTGCTTGATAAGGGTATAAATTAAACGGAACAAGTCCCTTATCCAAAGATATGATTTTGATATAAGCTTCGGCAAAGTATGCTGGATCTGCCATACACTTTGCATATTCAAGTACTTCATCTTGTGTCCACTCCTGAACTACTCCGTCTTTTTTAACAAGATGATTATATTGATATGTATCGTTAGTGTTACTCATTCGATACGTTTGTAGAGTCAACTTCAATCACCTTTTCATCATTATGTTTTGCTAAAATTCTTTGCAAGTCCGATGTACTGCCCAAAAAAACATTGTTGTTTGTAATTTGTTTTGTGTCGGGTTTTTCTTTTGTAACGTCCTTATGTTTCTTATTTAGATCCATTAGTTTGTCGTTAACTTCAGAAATATTTTTAATCAGTCCAGACAACACTTCGAAAGCACGTGGGTGTTCGGACTCACGAGCAACATCGATCATAAGGTCGAGTGACTCTCTGCCCTTTTCGATCAGTTCATAGTATGTCGCACGAGAGTAATCGTAATCATATCCTATCTTTTCTTTATCACTCATTAACCAACTGCCTCGCCGTCACCCGCATCGTATGTAGATATTAAAATAGAAACGCTTTGAGAAACTTCGTCCGTACTATTTTTTCTTTTTATTCTAAGAGTACCATTTAAAGTACCGACTCCGATATTGGGCACAGCTCCATAACCGTCTAGTTGTACACCAAATTCAAGAGCTGTGGTTCCTGTAGCAGTAACCATGTCTGTCCACGTATTCCAACCACCTACGGCGGAAGCGCCCGTACCTGTAGTATCATAAGTTGTATCAAAACGGAATTGATAATCTGTCACATCTGGTTCTGAAGCAATATCACCGGCCGCTATCCAAGTGCCCAAGATTTCATTGTCGTTGACTATAGTGAGTGCTCCTTGTTGGAAAAACGTTTTAGCAAAAATTCGATAAGCACTTACCCCCGTACTCACATTTGTAAATCTAAATGTGATTCGGTGTTGAGTCACATTTAGAGCCGACCCTCGTATGCTTGAACGAGTGTAATTGTCTGTTCCCCCCGTACCATCAAACGCTGGACTGATTCCGGTGGTGACATTGGTTAGGGTTGTTGTTAGTCCTGCCGTGGTGATCGGAACTGCTGGCCAAGTTGACGTGTTTTGATGATCAAAAACATTCCACGTGTAATTCTCAT